TTACAATGAATATATTTTAGTAATTTTATTTGCAATATCTTTATCTAAATTTGGTATAGCGTGGCCATATAAATTTAATGTATTACTAGCTCTACTATGTCCTAATCGTTTTGAAACTTCTAGTATAGGTATTCCATCAGCTAATAATTGAGTAGCATGAGTATGACGGAGTGCATGAAAGTTCCTATAAGGAACACCAGCATTAAATAAAATAGGCTTCCAATATTTTCTTATTATATTGGTTGCACAATAAGGGGTTCCATTTTGAGTATGGAATACATATCCAGAACCATAAAGATATACAAGATTATTTTCATCAACCTTTTTATATTTTTTTAGTTCACTGATTACATGAGGTGGTAAAGTAATTATTCTTTTACCTGCATTTGTTTTAGGTGGATTTTCAACAAAACCAATTTTAGCAATATATTGAATAGTAGATGTGATTTTAATAGTTCCTAATGTTAGATTGATATTTTCCCATTTTAAACTTAATAGTTCGCCAATACGAACACCTGTTGTAGCTGCTAACAGTATCAAGAGATATTTTTCTTTATAATGTGTAGGTGTAGTGTCGGCTTTTAAATAGTCAAAGATTTTTTTCAATTCTTCTTTAGTAAAAATTTTTATTTCTTTTTTTTGACTTCTAGGTATCTCAATACCATCCATAGGATTTTTACTTATCATATTTAGAATTTGTGCCTGTTTAAAAGCAGCGTTTAAGAAAAAATATATTCTTTTAGAGATAGTATTATTGAGGGTATTTAAGAACTTCTGAATAGTAAAAAGTGTTAAGTCTTGTAATAGAAGATTTTCAATTGGTTTTAGGTGTTTTATAGCTACCATATAATTTACTTTAGTCATAGGTCTAATATCTTTTTTAAACGTTTGTAGCCATTCTAAGATCCATTCACCTAATGTTATATTAGATGGAGAAACATATTCATTTCTAAATAGATTGGATTTAATTTCGTTTAGCCATTGTTTAGCTTCTTCACGAGTATCGAATCGTTTATATATTCTCTTCTTATTTGGATCAATAAAAGCAGCACGGTATTTATTTCTAGTTTTATCCCATGATATAGAACCTTCTCCATTTTCTCTTTTGGCCATAATTTATTCCTCCAATAATATTTTATAAATTTATTATTGCATTTGTTTTTGTGTAATAGATTTATAATAATTATACTATTTTAGTTCGGTAAACTGAACAAAATGTAAGAATAAAAATAGAAAATGGTAGTTATTAGTATTATATATCATAAAAAAACTGCATCCTCAAAAGTTGTTTTCTGTTCAACTTTTAGAGTGCAGTTTAATGTAGAGTCAATTCTTTTTTATGATAAGAGAATTTGTTTTTCTTCAGTAGTACAATATTTCCCCGCTCCAAGAGACATAGCCATTGGCATGAAGTCTTGAATATTTGAAGCTAGAATATCATCTATTTTTTTTCTTTGTATATTAAAGTATATTCTGGCTTCTACGAACCTATAATTAGTATTATGCATATATTTTTTAAATACATCCATATTATCAACATTAACGGTTTTAGAATCACCTTTTTCATTGAAATCTGATGCCATTATAGGAACATTTTTTTCATAGAATTTTCTAATATCCAATGGAACAAATTTTTTTAGATGTAATAAGGTATCTATTCTAGTACCTTTACGTAAGCTATTATAATATTTGGTTACATCTAAAGGAACATAACAATCAGCAGTTATTTCTAAGTTATCCATACAAAAGCCTTCTTTGTGAGATTTTATTATATGATAACATTATTAAGTTTTACTATGGCTAAATATCTATTAAAATATTATCAATTATATGAATTTAAATATAACTGATATTTTTTATTATTAATAAATTAAATTATTTCTATAAAGTAATAAATTTGTTTTTTCTTCAAAAAGAATAATATTATCTTTAGTTAGTTTTATTTTAAATGAGGGATTATTTATATTCTTAAAAGATTGTTTTTTTATTATATAATCATATACTATTTTACGTAAATCATTAATTATATTATCTGTAATTTGTAAACAGAATAAACTAGTTCCAGCAGATGTTAATCCTCCACCAGGAGGAAGATATACTTTCCCATTTATTGTTTCAAAATAAAAAGTATTTTTATCTCGAGCTATAGCACGATTTAGGTCATCTTTTGTATCTACAGAAACTATTTCATTTAAGCAATATTTACTTAATAAATTGGGCCAATTATCATCTATTATTTTTAATAATTTTTGCTGTGAAAAAACGATAGAATTATTCATATGTTCGTTACAAATATCTAAAAAGTAAGCAGTAGAATTAGTTAAATAAATAAATAATAGTTGAGAAGTTCTATCATAAAAATAATATTCTTTATTGTTTTTATGATTTGATAAATGTAAATGATAAATGTTCCAATCATTTAATAATTTATCATTAAATGATATTTGTTCTAGAGATTTACTTAATCTAGGATTTACATCTATTCCTTTTTCAAATTCCATTTTTATTATATTTATAATATTTATTAAGTCATTATTAATTTTTTCATGAGTTACTTTATAAATTAATTCGTCAGATATTATTACATTCCTTTTTATTGGAGTGATCATTCTTTTTTGTAGATAAATGTACAGTTCTAATAGTTTATCTGCATTTAATTTTTTTATAGCTTTATTTTTATTCTTTTTGTGACCATAAAAAAATTTATTTTTTTCAAAATATAATAGAATTTGTTCTTTTAATTGATTTTGTAAATTATTATATATATCCAAATATCTTTTCTCCTATTTAAAATTTTTATGATTTATGTTCAATATATTCATTAATAAATGTGGTAGTTAAGTCACGTAATTCAGCTGTATGTTTTTCAACAAAATTAGGATCATTACCATTATAATCAAAAATATCATTATGCATCTTTTGTAATTTTAATAGTAGACTATCAGCTGCAGATATATTTTTTAATAAAATATTCAGTAAAAAATAGTATTCATTAGCTATTTTTCTATTAGGTGTATGTTCGTTTAAATCTTTTTCAATTAAATTTAGTTCAAAAGATATATTTTCTTTGTAAATTTTATTTTTAGTAATATCTATATATTTATATGTTAATGGATCTTTTTCATAATTGAATATATTATTATTAAGAGCATCTAAAGCTTTAATTCTATTATCTTTAATTTTCTGTAGATCTTTCATTATAAGTTTATTATAATAGAAAACATTAATTTCATTGATGTATTTTGCTATATATTCAGCTATTTTATGAGCAAACTCTTCTCGTTTATATTTTAAACTTAATTGTCTATTTTTTTCATTTTCAATAAGATTTTCTTTTTGAATTTTATCAGTTCTTTTTAATGTTTTTAAAACAGCTATTAATGTTGCTGCACCACCAACATAACCACCAATATAACTACCTAAACCATCAATACTTATATTAGGAAGCATCGTTTCTTTGATAATAAAACCTGCCATAACGATAATCATCATACCAACTATAGATTCTATGAATAATATAAATATATCTTTTTTTGTAGTATAAATGCTTTTATTTATAATGGTAAACATCTCCTTTATAATAGGATGTACTAATTTTGTTAGTATTTCTTATTTAAATTGAGATTTTTATTTAATATACCTGTTTTTAGAAATTTAACAAATTCATTTTGTTTACAAGTATATGAACCTATATATTCTTCTGCTGTTTTAGATGCATTTACTTTATAAAGTTTGAAAGTAAGGTCACCATAATTAATAGAACTATGACGGATGATACAATTATCTACATACTTAAAATTATTAATATTTATACTAGGCTTTGTTTCTGTTATTTGGATAGAATAATTAATTTCTTTTAAAGCTTCTTTCCAAGGTAAAGTATATGCTTTTTCTGTATCGTAAAAAATAGAACCATCATGAAAATTATATAATTTCCCTTGGGTAAGAGCCATAACTGTTTTATTATTTTCTTTTCTAGGCATTAATAAAATGTCTAAGGCAGGATAATTAGCTTGTTGAATAACAAAAAACCAATCTTTAGAATACTTAGAAGAGCAGCCAACTATTAAATTTTTAGAACGACGTTCTTTTTGTCCTTTAAAGATTTTTAATTTGCTTGCTAGGGCATACATATGGTTACAAGGTAATTGTTCATTAATAAAATTAGAACAAGAGCAATGTTCGAGAGTAGTATGATAAGAATTCTCATCTTCATCAATAATATCAGCAGAAAAATCAGTCTTATTTAAATTTATTATTTTTAAAGAACTTAAATGACTTTGCTTATCCATTTGAGAAAGTCTTCCATGAATAAGTAAACTATCTAAATTCCAAAACTTTAGATTATTAGTATTGATGTATGAATTATCCATAATAATCATTCCTTTTATAGATTGTTTTTATTTAGTAGGTTAGCATTATATTTATTTAATAGTTGAGTAACATCATCATCAGGAAATTCAAAACGACATGTTTCCATAGAATATTTTGCTCCTTTAGGTACAGGTATAATCTTTTCACCATCAAATAAATCTTCTGTATCGTATTTTCGTATTAAATATCTATAAATTTTTCTTACTATTGATTTATATTTTATAAATAGTGTACATACTATATAATTTGGTGAAAAAATTTCTTTTATTTTTTCATTTGGAATATTTTCAATACACCAATTAATTAATATTTCCAATTTTAAATTTTTCTTAAATCCGTTTATTTCATTAGAAGTAAGCATTTTATTTATTTCGTTACGAGTATATGTTTGTAATAAGGCTTGTATATCATCTATTTCTTCTAAAAATCCAGCATCTATTAATAATTGTGCTTCTTTTGCTGGTAAAGCGTAATTAGTATGTTTGTGAAATAAAAACTCATATAAGAATTCTTTAAAAGTAATTTGTATATCTTCAGGTAAGTGTTCTAATTTATCAATAGCTGTTTCTAAAGAATAAGGGTTTATATCATTTGCTGCTAATGATATAGTGTTATCTTTTATGGAATTAGTGATAGAAGTATTATGACTTAGTTTATATGGCTCTAAATTATTATCAATGATATTCCAAAAATCTAATTCATTAATGATTTTTATAGGATTACCTTCTTTACGTAATTTAATGGCACGTTCAATTTTTCTGCCATAACAAGCATATGCCCAATCGGGATTTCCTTCATTACCAACAATAAGATAGTTTGTATCATTTACTATACGATCATTAAACAAACCACCATTTTTTTCGATTAATTTAGCAATTTCCTTGCGTTGACATCTGCTAGATTTGCCAGTAAAACAGAATAAAGAGTTTTTTAAATGTATTTTAGGATTAAGCATACAAATACCTTGTGTATTTAATGTTTTTAATAAATTTTTATCTATATTAATGTTTAAATCAACAAACTGGGAGAAGTAAGCTTTAAGCAAATTTTCTTCTTCATTAGTTATATAATTATTTTTTACTATAGAGTAAATTAATGAATTTATTTCATCATAAGGATAAATACCTTCCAAATTATCATGTTCATTTAACCATATTTGTAAATGAGTTAATTCTTCAATAGAGATATGATTATCAGCTAAAATACCATGCAAAATACCATGTAATGTCTGAATATCAGAAGTATTATCATTATAAAAAATACTATCTTCATGGAAGTTTTGGCAGATGTATATAATATTTTCTTTATCATCGTTACCAAGCTTATTATATTCACATACACCTTCTAAAATATAAATTAATTCGTTTAATGGTGGGTTAGACATTAATTCAGAATTTTTTGTAATCCATTCTTTTAATATTTTAGATTCTGTTTCAGAGATAGTTCCACTAATAGAAATACCTTTTAAGATACCCTCTAAAGTATGTATTGCTTTATCTAGGTTTTGTTTTATAGTAAATTTATGATGAATATTATTATCATAATTTTTTAAAATATCATCCATTAAAATAAATCTCCTTTATTTTTGATATGCTTAAAAAATAGTATTTTAGATTAATTTTGATAAAATCCTATGGACTTCTCTAGGATTAGGATTTTTTTCTTTTATTACTTTATTTATTAAATTAGCATCTAAATCAGATGAGTAAGATAATAAATGTATAGCAAATTCATTTGCTTCTTTTTCTCGTTTACTTGGTACGTAATAACTCATATCTGCATGTAAGTAGTATCCATATTTTGTATGTAATCGTGCATGTCCTAATTCATGGGCAAGCACGATTTTTTGTCGTTCGTATGATAGTTTGTTGTTTAATATTATATATTTTCTGCGTAATACATGTTCTAAAAGGATTTTTATATTTAAATTTTAGATAATATAATAATATCCTTTTAGATTAATATATTAGAATTTTCCACGTAATTCGATTACTTTTCCGATAATTTTTATAGGTAAAGTTTCAATATCTTTTATACTATAAAAATGAGGTGTATATACTGCTGGATTCCAACCTATTAGAGTTATACCATCTTTTTGAATTTGTATTTCTTTAATAGTAGCTTCGTTACCATTAACTAAAACGATAGCTACTTCTTTATTTTCTACAGTTGATTGTTTTTTTACTATTACAACATCATTTTCGCGAATGCGAGGAGCCATACTATCGCCTTTTACTTGTAATGCAAAAAATTCTCCAGTACGAGATAATTCTTCTGATATTTCTTCATAACTAATAATGTCTGTAACCGCTTCAATAGGAATGCCTGCGACTACTTTACCAAGAACAGGTATTTTTATTCCCTTTTTTTTAGATGTATCTATATTTTGTGTAGGTTCTATAGCATTTTTTTCTCCCATTAACCATGAAACACTAACATTTAGTGCTTTAGCAAGTATTAATAGTTTATCTCCTTTAGGTGTAACTTTACCTGATAAATATTGACTTATAGCTGATTTTCCTAAACCTGTCAAAGTTACTAAATCAGATTGTTTTAAATTTCTCATATTCAAAGCTTCGTTTAATCTTCTTGATATCATTTTTGAATAATAATAAGATAGAATTTCCATAATAAAATCTCCATTTTACTAACTCTTACTAGAAATAATATCATAAATTGAACTATAGTTCAATTTATAAAAATTTTAGTTTATGATTTTTGAACTTTTTTGCTTGACTTTAAATTAATAATATTTTATACTTATCTTGTTCAAAAAATTGAACGAAAGTGAGGGTTGAATAATGAAATTTAATTATGCTATTTTAAAGGGGAAGATTGTAGAAAAATACAATACACAAAAGAATTTTGCTAAAACTTTTGGAATTTCAGAGCGAAGCTTATCTTTAAAACTTAATAATAAAATTTGTTTTACGCAAGATGAGATGTTGTTATGTACAAAGTTATTAGGGGAGTCTATAGATAAAATAGTAACGTTTTTTTTTACCCTTGAAGTTCAAGAAGTTGAACCAAAGGTAAGGGAATAAAAAAATAGGAAGTGATTTTATGTACAAATTATTAAAAGTTGAAGTAAATGAAAATAATGAGCCTACAGTAAATGGTCGTATGCTTCATGCATTTTTAGAAGTTAAAGAAAAATATACTCAATGGTTTACTAGAAAAAGTAAAGGTTTTATTGAGAACATTGATTTTGTACCATATTCCGAAAAAACGGAAAGTGGTGGAGCTAGTGGTTTTAAAGTTATTTTTAATCATAAATTAACCTTAGACATGGCAAAGCATCTTGCAATGATGCAACAAAATGAAAAAGGCATGATAGCTCGTCAATATTTTATAGATATTGGTAAAAAATGGAATAGTCCTGAAATGATTATGAGTCGTGCATTAGCTATTGCTAATAAGAATTTATTAATGAAAGATGAACAAATTTTAAAGCTTACGGCTGAAAATACTGAGATGAAGCCAAAGGCAGATTATTTTGATGAGTTAGTTGAAAGAAATACATTAACTAACTTTAGAGAAACAGCAAAATTACTTCATATTGGACAGAATAAATTTATTGATTGGTTATTAAATAAGAAATTTATTTATAGAGATATTAAAGGAAAATTATTGGCATATTCAAATTATATATCAGGATCAAAACCTTATTTTGATGTTAAAGAACAAAAAAATGGTAATTGGTCAGGTTTTCAGACTTTAATTACTCCACAAGGTAGAGAAGCATTTAGATTGTTATTACAAGTTAAGGAGAATAACTAATGAAAAAAAGAGAAGCATTAAAAGCATGGGCAGAGGGACATTTATTATTAGTTAATAATTCTAATGGAGATTATGAAGATGATTATTTTTATATGGATGATGAATGTAATATTCATTCATTGATTGATGGTGAGATTACAGAAATTGACTGTTTTAATAATGATGATGAATTTACAATAATTCCATTTCATGAATATATTTTAAAACTAAATAAAGTGTAAATGGATTTATCTTTTACACATAATAAAGGGCTAGTAAATAAAAAATCGCCTAAAGAATAAAACCTTAGGCGAGATAATTGGTGGTGATAAGTTTGTATATTTATATAATTTTTGCAGTAATAATTTTTTTTCTAAGTTTAAAAATGTTAATTAGTATAGTTCAGGTACATGCTTTGATATTGTATATGATAGAAAAAAAATATGAAATTCCAACAAAAAAAGAATTTGAATCATATTGTACAAGATGGATATTATATTTACTTAAATTTAAGAAGAAATAATATGAGATTTAATTATTTCACTGATAACATTCTCAGAAATTTGTACAACAGAAGATAAAGATTTAACCCCTAATTCTTTACAGATAGATTTAGTTTTTTCAAATACTGAATCATAGCGGATATTTTCAATAAACTCATGTCCTTTTGGAGTTAAATCTTCAATTATTATTTCTTCTTGTGAATTAGAATCATAAGGTTCTATTAAATCAGCTTTAATTGAGTACTTTAAATGATAAATTAGTTCTTCATTACTATATTTTTTTAGTAATAGTTTTTGATATGACGTTGGTTGACGAGGAGCTTCTTCTAAAGCTATTGCAATTTTATGGGATAGATCAATATCAATAAAAGAAGCAACCTTAGTAGGTGTAACTAAATCCTCAATACAAAGTAGAATATCTCTTACACAATCAATATTAAGACGCATTTTATCAACTCCTTTTAAAAACGATTATATCACGATCAAATCAATAAAATTAGTTTTTTTATAGAAAGGAATGATTAGTATATGATTGATCCTACAGGATTACAAGATTTGCCTGATATGGTGCAGTTAGCACTTATGGCTTGTGATAAACCACCGAAAGCTTTAGCAATAGAGCTAAAGTGTTCTATTAGTGCAGTATATCAATCACTTCAAGGAACTAGGACATTACCAGCTAGTGCTATGAGAAAGTTTGCAAAGCTTAATTTGATTGCATCTAGTGCAATGGCAATGCAGGCTACAGGATTTAAAAAATTGTTTAAATATCGTAAATCTGATAGGCATATTCAAGCAAGACTTGTTGAATTGAAGATATTTGACAAGCGTGCAGATGAAGCAATGAATATGCTTCCAGAATTACTGTTTGATAAAAATAGTCCTAAAGATTTAACTGATGAGGATAGAAATGTAATCCTTAATGCAGTTAGTGCCATGATGGATAGGGATAATGTAGCTCTTAATCTGTTTATGGAATTAGATAATAAGTATAAGTTAGATTTAGTCAATAAAATGAGGTGAAGTTGATGGCGGTTGTTAGATTATGTGCTAAAGATTATGCGGAAAAATATAATATTCCATTAAAGACTTTACGTAGGTTATGTAGATTAGGAAAAATACCATGTATAAAAATTGGAAGAAAATATTTGATAAATGTAGCAAAAGCTAATATTTATTTTGAAAATTTAGAAAAACAAAGAGAGGATAAGAGAAAAATACAAGTTATAAGACCGAAGATGAAAACATCTACGTTAAGTTTTGAAGAAAGGCTTAATAATTTTAGAGCTGAATTTTTGGGATGTAGGTGATTAATTATGTATAAAAAACTGATGTTATTAGGATTGGTAGGAGCAATAACATTAGGTGGAGTTTGGATTTTAAAAAATGAAGAGCCATCAAAAGAAGAAATAGAGTATGTAGTTCAAGAAGGAGATACTTTATGGAGTATAGCAGCAGAGCATACTTCTAATGAAGATAATATCTTATCAGAAATACATTATATAAAACAAAAAAATGACCTAAACAGTGCAGAATTGACTGTAGGTCAAAAGATAAAAATAGATAAAAAAATAGACTCATCTATAAATAGATAAGTCAATAAATAAAAAATCGTAATTAAATTATAACATTAAAACAAAAAATAAGCCATCTATTTTAGGTGGCTTATAAAAATATGAGGTAAAGATAATGGCTATAAATAAAAGATATTATTGGCTTAAATTAAGGGAAGATTTTTTTCAAGATGAAGCAATATCATGGCTTGAAGAACAAGAAAATGGAAAATTATATAGTTTATTTTACTTAAAACTGTGTTTGAAGTCTATAAATAATAATGGCGTATTAGTTAGACAAGTTGGCGATATGCTTATTCCATATGATGCTAAAAAATTAGGAGAGATAACTAATACACCAAAAGATACAGTTATTGTAGCGTTAGAACTTTTAAAAAGAATTGGACTTGTGAAGATTTTAGATAATGGAGAATTATATTTAAATCAAGTACAGTACATGATTGGTTCAGAAACGGAAAGTACACGTCGTAGTAGAAAATCTAGGGAAAAGAAAAAACAACAAATCTCTAATAATTTAGATAAAAATATACCATTGTTGCAATGCAACAAAATTAGCAACAAAAATGCAACGGCAGATATAGAGATAGATATAGATAAAGATATAGATATAGAGATAGATAAAGAGAAAGATAGTAGAAGAATAATATCTACTACTGCTACTGATCTTCAAAAAAAAGAAGTAATAGATATTTATATGAATAATATAAATTATTCTATTAACTCTATTGAATATGAAAGATTAATAGATGATATAGATGAATATGGTGTTGAATGGGTAAAGGAAGCTATTACAAGAGCTGTAATGCAAGGAAAAAGAAAATTAGGCTATATAGAAGCTATTTTGAATAATTGGAAAGTTAATGGTTATGACGAATATAAAACTAAAAATAAAGTAAATACTGCTAATTCTAGTAAATTATCAGATGCAGAACAATTAGCTTTGAATAGAGCACCAAAGAGTTTGCTTGATGAATTTTTGGAGCAGGAGGGAATAAAGAAAAATGGATAAGGTAGTAATCCCTCATAATGTAGAAGCAGAAAAAGCATTATTAGGAGCAATTTTGATTGCTAAGGATAAATCAATAGTGATTGATGAAGTCAATCAGATTATAAAATCTACAGATTTTTATAGAAAGGCAAATCAAGTTATTTATCTTACGATATTAGATTTATTTAATACGAGGAAGGATATAGATAGTATAACGTTAACGGAAAAGTTAACAAATACAAATCAGCTTGAGTCTGTTGGCGGTATAGCTTATATAACAGATTTATCAAATTGTGTTCCTTCTGCTGTCAATATAAAGTCTTATGCCAATATTGTGAGAGAAAATGCTATAAAGCGTGAATTGATTAATGCAGGACAAAAAATTATTCAGCAGGCACGAGAGGCTGATGGCGATGTTGATATAAATTTGGTGCTTGATAATGCGGAAAAAGATATTTTAGAAATCGCTAAAACGGCAAATAATACAGATAGAATTGTTGAACCAGCAGAGTATATTATGAATGCTTTTACTGAAATTGAGAAAAGATATAACAGTAGTCAAGATGGAAAGTTATTTGGTCTTGATACTGGATTTAGTGAACTTAACAGAATGACTGGCGGTTTGCAAAAATCGGACTTAATCATTTTGGGAGCAAGACCAAGTATGGGAAAAACTGCTTTTGCACTTAATATTCTGGCTAATTTAGCAAGAAAGAATGTACCTGTAGCAATTTTTTCACTTGAGATGTCATCGGAACAGCTTACCAATAGATTATTTAGTCTATATGGTTTAATCGATTCAAATAGCATAAGACTAGGAAAGTTAGATGGTAATGAACTGGAACGTTTAACATTAACATCAACAATATTATCAGGGAAGCCGTTATATATTGATGATACAGCAGGTTTGAATATGTCAAAGCTTAGGACTAAAGCAAGAAAATTAAAACGTGAGAAAGATATAAAACTATTGGTCATAGATTATCTTCAGCTTATGCAAGGTTCATCAAGAAAAATAGATAGGCAACAAGAAATAAGTGAAATATCAAGAAGTTTAAAACTACTAGCACGTGAATTAGATATAACGATAATCGCTCTTTCTCAGTTAAGTCGAGCAGTAGAGTCAAGACAAGATAAACGACCAATGCTTTCAGATATTCGTGAAAGCGGAGCAATAGAACAAGATGCGGATATAGTAATGTTTCTATATCGTGATGAATACTATAACGCTAATACAAATGATAAAGGGCTTACAGAATTAATAATAGCTAAACATAGGAATGGAGCTATAGGAACAGTAAATCTTAAGTTTAGCAAGCAATTCTGTTTGTTTGAAAACTTAATATAGAACAAGACTATATATGAAATGAGCGAATTTTTAATGTGCATATTAATATTGGTATGTATGGCAATACTATATATTATGGTTTGTTATATATGTTATAACCTAAAATCGGTCAGTATAAATAAATTATATTTCACACTTATTGTATCTTTTATCTTAGGGTGCATAGTTGGAATGATATTAAAAATATAAGTTGAGGAATAGGCAATAAAAAATGATTTATAAGTAATTTTAAATTTGATTTGAGGGAAGATAGATGAAAAATATAAAAACGATAAATATACCGTTGGATTCAGAATTTAGTGCGGATATTAAACGACTTAAACAACGTAAAAGAAAAGATAATATTTGCAAATATTGTTTAGAAGCTGTGGCTGTGATCGGAGTTATTGGAATTGGATTTATGATGGTGGGATAAAAAAAACACTGAGTATACAAACTCAGTGTTATGAGAAGAAAAAATAAATTCGCTAAATAATATTTTATCATTGTTAAACATTATTTAGCAAGAAGTGAAAAGGAGTATGAATATGTTTAGAAAGACGAAATATACGGATGGAAAATATGTTTATTATGTATCTGGATTGTTAGGGGATAAGCAATATTCAGTATGTAAAAGAGCGATTAATTCAAAATCATTGGGTAATCATAGATATAGAGCGAAAGATAATAAAGTAGTTTCTACTTTTAAGGAAGCTCAAGAGTATTTAGATCTTCTAGCTTGGAATAAAAGGTGGATTGAATATTAAGTGGCAAAAAAGAAATCGTTTGAAAGTAAATTAAAAAATAATAATTTGGCGGAAGCCTTTACCAACATAGCAAAAGGCTTTGAATATTTAGGCGAAGATAATGCTAAATTATTAAATAAAATAAAAATGAATGAAGATATAAATGCTGATGAAATAGATGTGGTTCTAAATAAAAGTAGAGAATTAAGCAGGTTAGCACAAAATTATGCATATAAGATTATAGATATATTTAGCAAACACTATGGATTTAGCTTCAATCAAATGTTTTATAAATGGTTGGATAAAAATAATATTCGCAAATATTATGAACAAAATATAAGTGCGGATGAGATTTTAAGAAATCGAAAGAAAGACAGACATGTAAAACTACCTTTCTGTATAAAAGCCAAAGGAACGGATTTAGGAAAACAGTTCAAAAAAATTGCAGAAGAATTTGCAGAATTAGGTGCGGAAAATGCAATTATTTTAAATAAGATACAGGCTAAACAAGATATTAGCATAAATAATATTAAAAATACTTTCTTTGAGGCTTTTGACATTAGTCAAGCAACACAAACCTATATGTATTTGTTAATGCTTATAAGAGTAAATAAAAAATATGAGGAGGACGATTGGGGATGGGACAAATAAAGAAGCTGATTGAATTAATAAGACGTTTATTTAGAAGAAAAAAAGATGATGAAGAGCCAATAATTTTAAATTTAAAATTGCCAAACATTGATGAAGCATCTAGTGATGAAATTATTGGAGAAAAAAGCGAGTATAAACCATTAAATTATCCATTGGAATGTAGTGTAAATATCAAAATTAATAAGAAAAATAAAGAACGTATTTTAAATAATAGATGTTGCCCATTAAATCGTTGGGTTAACATCAAAAAAGCTGGAGGACTTAAACATGGTCGTAGTAAGTAAAAAGAATTTAGATAGATTACAAGATTATGGCTTCAAGAAAATAAAGTGTGAAGATGGCATATTTTGGAAGAAAAGATTATATAAGAAAAATATATTAACTGGTGGCATCTTGATAGATATAAGCCAAGATAAGGAATTTTATAATGTAAAAATCTTTCTTGATAGAGTTATTAAGCTACCTAGTGTTATTTATTATTTAATCAAGGATGGAATAATAGAGTGTATTTAGTATTAGAAACTGATAGTGGAATTATAACTAAGGCAGAAGCAAGTGAGTTCTGCCTTAGAAAATTAATTCAGATGCTAAGGAAACATAAAGAGCATATAAAAGGTGATTTGTATTTAACAGATATGAATTATTATTGGGAGAAAGTTGAATTATAAGGAGTAATAAATGAATAAGGTAATATTAGCAGGGCGATTAACAAAGGATCCAGAGGTAAGATATACGCAAACTGGAGTAGCAGTAGCAAGTTTTACTTTAGCGGTAAATAGAAGATTTAGTAAAGAAAAAGTAGCGGATTTTATTCCAATTGTTGTATGGGATAAGATAGCGGAAGTTGTAGGTAATAATTTAGTAAAAGGCAGTCAAGTTTTGATTGAAGGTCGTATTCAGATTCGTAGTTATGAAGCACAAGATGGAAGTAAACGTTATGTAACTGAAGTCATAGCTAATGATATTGAGTTTATGGGAAGTAAACCGAAACTCGATGGCGGTGCTGTACCAGAATCAGCAAAATCTTTTGGTCAAGAAGTGCCACCTGATGAAGAGATACCCTTTTAAGAGAAAAAGAAACTATCTTAAAGCCAAGAAATTGAATAAAAATTCTTGGCTAGATAGTTTTAAACGAGGTATAGCGTATAAATTATCTAAAAAAGGTTATAAAATTATAAATTTTGATATAAAAAAGGTGATTGTATGAGAAAAGTAATTTTATTTTTGATGATACAGTTATTATTAAAGTTAGAGCGACCATTTTATAAATTTGGTAAGTTATATGAAAAAACAAAGCATATAAAAAATCCCATTCTTGAAAAGGTAATATATAAAATCTTTGAATGGAATTTAAAAATAATGAGTGTTTTTAATTTAAAGATTAAAAAATTAAAACATAGCATTAATTTCTAAGATAATATAGGTTATTCTTTGAGGTCGGCAAAGAATAAAATTTTCTTGACTTTTTGAGTACCATAAATTATTATTTAATTGTTGGTACTCAAAAAGTGAGGTGATTATATGAGTACTAAAACAGGACGACCAAAAGCAGAAAATCCTAAGTCTGTTGATTTGAAGGTTCGTATTGACGAAGATATGCACCTGAAATTAATAAGATATGCAGAAGTTAATAGAATAACTAAAGCAGAGGCAGTAAGACGAGGAATAAATATACTTTTGGAAAAAACTGAATAAAAAAAGACAGCCCACTCACCCGACCAAGAGTTTAGGAACTGTCTATTATCAACCCACAAGGACTGATAAATCTATTATATCATTCTTTGTGAGTACAGAAAAGGAGAATATATAATGGAAAATCTTATACAAATAGTAAATAATCAAGCTGTAGTATCCAGTAGAAAAGTTGCTGATAGCTTTAGAAAAGAACATTCAAAAGTACTTCGTTCAATAAAAAATATTATAGAATTGACTCAAGCCAAAAATGGCTTTAGTGAGTTAACTCGAAATGATGAAATAAAAAAATGGTTTTATGAAACAACATATATTGATAATAGTGGAAAATCAAATATTGAATATCTTATGAATAAAAATGGATTTTCTCTTATTGTTATGGGTTTTACTGGCAAAAAAGCAATACAATGGAAAATTGAATATATAACAGCTTTTGAACAAATGGAACAATATTTAAAACAATTACAAGTATCAAGTATTGATAAAAAAGTTCTTGATTGTAAATATGATGAAGTTCAGATGGAAAAATCAAAATTGTGGTTGGAATTAGCTGATAAAGTAGATATAAAAGAATATAAACAAATGGCAAAAAGTTATGCTTTTAATACTTTAGCAGGAAGTAATGTGTTACCATTGCCTGAAGTAAAAGAGTTGACTTATTCGGCAACAGAAGTAGGCGAAATCTTTGGAGTTTCTAAAAATAAAATCGGTAGTTTAGCAAATAAACATAATTTGAAAACAGATGAGTACGGAAAGTATTTCTATGATAAATCAAGATATTCTAATAAAGAAGTGCAAACATTTAGGTATAATAGAAAGGCTATTGAAGTATTTAAAAGTTTATTAGGTGGTGCTAAAGAATGAAAAGCTATGATGAACTTGAACATAGATATAAATTAGAAATAGAAGCCTATGAAATAAATAGTGAGTGGGTAGATGATATCAAGAATACTATTTTAAGATTAAAGAATCCTAAAGAAATTGTTTTAGATTGTTTATTAGATAAATATGGTGAATTTTATTATGAGATGACGAAAGCAAAAAATATTTTATTAAATGCAGGATTTAATGAAAATGATATACAACGATTAAGTTTTGAATATTATGATAAATATGTAGAATAATAGAATAAAAGGATAGCTCTATGCGGGCTATCCTTGTCATATTTGGAGGATTTCATGGGAAAAGATAAAGAAAACTTAGAAATAGCAAAAAGATATTTGGATAGTGTACGAGAAGCAAAGCTTAATGCTATAGCAATAGCATGTAGAGTAAAAGAATTAAAAACAACATCAAAGAAACTGATCGCAGTATATCAGATGGAATCTGTTGGCGGTAATAATAAGAAAATGGACATATCAGATTATGTTGCTAAGATTGATGAAGAAGTTGCTAAACAATTAAAAGCGATGCAGATATACGCTAAAAAAGAACAAGAGGTAAAAGAATGTATAGATAATTTAGAAGTTGAGGATAAAGTAAAAAGGGTATTATCTATGAGGTATTTATCTTTTCTCAAATGGGCTGATATAGCGAATGTTTGTAATTGTTCTATTAGATATGTATATAAATTGCATATATTAGGATTAGAGAAAATATTAGATATAAAATATAAATAA